CTGTATTATGATAGCGAGAGCAACAAGATGGTCACTTGTGACACCGATGAAGCTGTCGATGCGGTTCACAACTTACACCACCTTCACGATGGCGACTTCCTCTTTGAGGCAAACTAATGAGTCACTTCTCACTTAATAACGAGTTCATCTTTATCCATGTTCCTAAGACTGGTGGTGTAGCGACACTAGATTATCTCAATCGTGTTAAAGACATTAAGAAGGTTCAAGATCTGAGAGACAATCTCAAGTACGATCGTACGGGGTGGGACGACAACCACTATTACTATGACATTACAATTGAGACTTTGAGCGAAGAGTATCCAGACAAAGACTTCTCAAAGTTTTCAGTGTTCGGCGTTGTGCGCAATCCTTTCCACCGTATGGTATCGATGTTCCTTCATCGGCAGCGTAAACCAAAGTACAATACACCGGAGGACCAGCTGGTTCTCAATCAAGGGTTTGATTTTTGGTTACTCAACACTAAGCACAGGGCTGATAAGCACATCACAACTAGGTCACAATTAGAGTGGTTCGATGGTTGCCCCGATGCAAATATTATTTGTCAAAGTAAGTTAAACACGGAGTGGTTGAAGGAAGTTAGCAACACACCTAAGATCAAAGCAACAATACCAGTAAAGCATACTAGCAATATATCAATTGAAACGTATGACCGCTATCATACCGAAGAGACGGTAGAGTACATCGAGAGAGTATTTGATCGTGACATTAAATGGGGTGGATATAAATCTCCTAAAGTAATGTATGACGTATGAGTACCGTAGGCAATACAGCGCTGCTACCATACGGGACCACTTCCTCATCTCCTGTTATCGAGTTACCTAAAGTACAGGAGTTTAAAGATGATAGAGGTCGTAATGCTGAGAAGTACTTTAACAGTGAGATCGAACAACTTAATGAGAAATATGAGAGGCTAGTATCGGTAGCCAAAGACACTGAGATGGTGTATAATGCTGTCTACAACTTCGTACCTAAAGTAGGTACAACATACTACTTGTATTGGACAGGTCAGCAGCATTTGCTGTCAATGATTGAAAGCTGGAAGTGGGATAAGTATAAATTCGTAAGTGCATTTCAGCTTACTAGTGATAATGTTTGGAAGAGAAAAGATGATGTTTAAGATTGTATTATTAGCAGCTTTAATGCTGATTAGTCAAGCTACTCAAGCCACCCAGGATGAGGTATACTTGTTAGTCGGTATCGAGCATTTAAGTTCACCTACAGACGGAGAGCCGTTTAACAAGAAACAAGAGACAGCTGCCGATATGCCTTACGTTGGTATTAAGTACCACAAGGCCAGTTGGGATATGAACTTTCAGTTTGATGTTGGCCACGTTCTTCAAAATAACGAAATGGATGGTCATAACCCGAGGTTCGAGTTTAGAATTGAGAAGCAATTTAGGATTAAGTAATGGGTAAAGAAAGATGAGTAAATGTCCCCCTGAGTTCTTTACGTGTTTAACTGAGGATGAGTACTGGGAAGTTGAAGACGCTTTAGAAGCTAGCGGCCTTATGTATGATGTTAATAGTCACAGTCTGCAGGCTATGGGTGATGCAGAGGCCGTAGCAAACTTCACATGGCAAGTCTTGTTTTTGTCACCTTGGGAATTAGCCTACATAGCGCTTCCTATGGGTGTGCTAGCTTTTTATGTACTTAGCATATATGCTTTATTCAAGTGGATCCAAAAAAGGTTTAATTTGTAATGGGTCTTGGTGATGACATGATGTGGCTTGGTGAGGCTGAGAAAGTCCACAAGCAAAACAAAGATGCTGTGATACACGATGGCCGAGAATACAGTCCAATGTGGAAGGGACACGAATGGGTTGTTGCACCTGATTATAATGGTCCTAAGAAGAAGCTACTGGTACCTAGAAAACCAAACGGCAACCGTTGGTACATCGGTGGATGGGGCCCTGGTAAGATTATATACAAGAACTATGCTCCTAAGCCTGCTCCATATCTGATCAGTACGAGTGAACTCAACAGAGCTGTTGAGCTGTTAAAGCAAAGCGGTATCAATCCTGGCGACCCATTCGTGGTTGTGAATCCAGATACTAAGAACACTACACTTGCTACCAACAAAGATTGGGGGTTCAGTAAATGGCAAGAACTGACTGATCTGTTAAACGTGCATGTTAAGGTTGTTAGAGTAAAGCCTGGCGGTCCTGTTCAAGACGTATCTGGCAATGTAAAATATAATCAGAAAACGCTTGCCAACTCAATCAATATAGTGGAGAATGATGTCAGAATTGCATTTGCTATTATGGCATGTAGCAAAGCTATTATAACAAGTGAGGGAGGAGTACATCACTTTGCTGCAGCGATAAACAAACCTGCGTTTGTATTATACGGTGGAGTGATACATCCCGACCAAACTGGATACAATGATCGTAATCAGACATACTACGTCTACGATCATCCACAAACGCCATGTGGTAGTCAGATACCATGCAAGCATTGTGAAGAAGCAATGGACGCAATAAAACCACAGATGATTTTTGAGGACGTAATGGAACAACTGGAAGCCGAACAATGAAGATTATAGCAGGGCCGTGTCAACATGAATCTTACCAACAGTCTATGGACATTGCACTTCACTGCAAAGATATATGCGATCTATACGATATAGAATACTACTTCAAGGCATCCTTTGATAAGGCGAATAGAACGTCTGCGGGATCTGCTAGGGGAGTAGGACTACGAGATACTCTGCTAGACTTTGCAATGTTAAAGAGGCAGGACAGTGAACTGAGTACGCTAACCGATGTGCACTGTGTACAAGACGTATATGAGATTGTCAACGACTTTCATAACGCCGTTGACGTACTCCAGATTCCAGCCTTCCTATCGCGTCAGACAGACTTGATTGAAGCTGCGTGCAGTACGGACATGATAGTCAATATTAAGAAAGGTCAGTTCATGGCACCATGGGACGTCAAGGGGGTGCTGTCCAAGACATCTAATGCTAAGGAGGTTTGGATTACAGAGAGAGGAACTAGTTTTGGATATAATACTTTGGTTGTTGACTTTACTGGGATTCGTTATCTTCTTGATAACTATGACACGCGCATTGTTATGGATTGTACGCACGCCGTTCAGCGTCCTGGTGGTAATGGGGATTGCAGCGGCGGTAATCGTGCTTATGCACCTTATATGGCCGCTGCCGCCGCAGCTGTGGGTGTAAAGGACTTCTTCCTGGAAGTCCACCCTGACCCAGACAACGCACCCAGTGATGGTCCTAATATGATACACCTGCATAACTTTGCAGAGGTTGTTGATCGAATTGTTAATATTTCTTATGAGGCAAACAAATGAAGCAAGGTAAAATCTGGGGAGAGACAGAGCTTGTGGCATTGGTACCAGGTGTGCTTGAGTTCCACCGTATCGATGCTAGGGAAGGTGGAGTATGCAGTAAGCATGCACATCAAAGTAAAACCAATGGATTCTACGTTGTCACTGGTAAGATACTGATCCGCGAGTGGCAGAATGCTTACGACCTAGTCGACGAGACTATATTAGGTCCAGGTGAATACTGTAAAGTTCCTCCTGGTGTGTATCATCAGTTTGAAGTTCTGGAGGATTGCCTAGCATTTGAGCTTTACTATTCCGAACTTATTGGGGATGATATAGTAAGAGAGTCGGTGGGATTCAAGCAATGATAACCATTTACTCTAGATCAGGTTGCAAGTGGTGTGAAACATCTAAGTCTTTACTTGAGCTGAAAGGAATTGAGTACAACGAGCTAATGCTCGATATCGATATTACCGTTGATCAGCTAAAGACACTAGTACCAGGTGCAAAATCAGTACCTCAAATCATGAACGATAATATTTACATTGGTGGGTATAAAGAACTCACAAAATACTTGGAGCAACAATGAGTACCAAATTGACTATTATTGATGATACTCCATCGATGGAACCTTCGCAAGACGAGTTCTCATTTGGTGGCGTTACCTCAGACGAGTTGTCGCACAATGCGATGGGTGGCACAGAGCTAATGAAGCATGGTCTCTATGATCGGTTGGACCCATCTATTAGAGACAATGTTCAGATCATATGCAGTCGTGTACGAGACGTTGATCCGGATCGCCCTACAATCCTATGGCTCCACGATATGTTTAACGATCCCGAATCTCAGCACCTTGTAGACCCTGAGCAGAGAGAGCGTTTCGACAAGCTGGTATTTGTCTCTAACTTTCAGAAGACACAATACGAGTTAGCATTTGGATTGAAGCCAAGTGAATATGTGATTCTAAAGAACTGTATCGAACCTATTGAAGCTCACGTCAAGCCCCAACCCGCTGATCAAATTAATCTGATCTACCATACGACTCCGCACCGTGGCCTCGATATCCTAGTGCCGGTGTTTATTGAGCTATGCAATCATTACGACAACATTACCCTAGATGTGTACTCCAGCTTTAACATCTATGGGTGGGCCCAGCGTGATGCAGACTATGAGCACTTGTTTGAGCAGTGCCGCGACCACCCAAAGATCAACTATCATGGCTACCAGCCTAATGATGTAGTTCGAGAAGCACTGAAGAAGGCTCATATCTTTGCGTTCCCATCTATATGGGCTGAGACATCATGCATTGCAGCAATGGAGGCCATGTCGGCTAGATGTGTAGTTGTAGCTCCTGACTATGCTGCTCTGCCAGAGACCTTAGCTGGCTTTGGTATTACATATAGTATGCACGAAGATGTAAACGTACATGCCAATATGTTCATCCAGGCACTCAATCAAACCATCCAGCAGATCAACACAGATGAGATGGATAATAGATTGGACTTTCAAAAGGCATATGCTGATGGGTTCTATTCGTGGAACTCACGTGTATCGCAATGGCAGTCGCTGATCAATAGTATTACTGTACAGGCGCCATAAATATATGATGGCTAAGATAATACAATTTCCAGGTACCCTTACAGAACCAGTTAAGCAAGAGGATGATGGGTTCTATGAGGATCAAATAACCAAGGTGTTCATCGAAGACTTTGTTGATCGTGTCGGACACGGTTTAGTAAACGAGTTCTATAATAACGGTTATGATGTAGATGATGAAGAGTTCGTCCTCAGATTCATGTATTCGATGGAAGTGATGAAGTCTGTGCTATATAATAGTAAGGACTTGGAACATAAGCTATCGCCTCGTACAGGGCGGCAGGCCAAACAATATTTTAATCAAGAAGCGAATGGTGACGATGAATAAATCAATTTATGAAACCCTCTTGACAGTAGCTGAGGAAGGTGGTAACAAAGCCAGGTCCGAAGCTCTGTCGGCATACCATAATGACTTTCCTATCAAGGTTATTCTCGATTTGGTATACAATCCTAACATCGAATTCTTATTACCAGAATCTGACCCCCCCTTCACCCCCGTAGACGAAGCTATTGATGCGCAGAACGTGCTCAAGGCCGACGTGCGTAGACTCAAGTACTGTTTGAACATCCCTGACGGTGAGGCACTACGTCCGCTTAAACGTGAGCAAATGTTTATCGAAATGCTTGAGTCTGTAGATCCTCAGGACGCTCGACTTCTTCTTCATGTTAAGAATAAGAAGCTGCCAGAGGAGCTCAAACCAATTACAGTGGCGGTAGTGAAGAAAGCATTTCCGGGGATTGAAGAGAAATGGAAAAAGTAGCGTTTATTATAGGTAATGGTCCAAGTAGGACTAAATTTGATATTGCAAGTCTGAAAGGATTGGGAACGATATATGGGTGCAACGCTCTGTATCGAGACTTTACTCCTGACTACCTCGTAGCAATTGATCCTCCTATCATAAAAGAAATAGAAAAGAGCGATTTCCCAACGGATAGGTTCATAGTACCTCCGTTCGACGAGCAGTTTGAAGATCCCGAGTACAACAAGTATACTCGCTATAGATCCAATGCTGGGGTCAATGCTATGCTCGAAGCTATAAAGATGAAACACAATGTTTTATACTGCCTAGGATTCGATTTTATGATGAGATCTCCCAAACTAGCTCTGGGAAATATTTTCGAAG